AGAACGGCTGATGTATGCGTACTTCTGGTTCGGCTTCAGGTGCTTGAAGCCTTCCTTGAGCTTCGCAGTCTTTTCGGTAGATTGCTTGCTATCAGCGGAACCGTCCGGGGCGGAACCTCCCACCTTGCCAGCTCTGCCTTCGTGTCCGAAGTTACCAGAACCGGGGCCTCCATCACATTTGCTCTGCACACCATTTACGATGTTGGCAACATTTGCTGCAAATGAAAGCCGATTGTCAGTTCCTTCTCCGTATGTAAGGGCTCCACCCATCGCATCAGCGAACCGCTCAGCTTCTCTCACATCGGCGTTTGCTCCGAGGTATGTCCCTGCTCTATCTGGCAAACCAGCTTCTTTGTTCAACTTTGCAGACCACTCAACGACATCAAAGCCTTCAGGTTTAGTGGAGTCTGCAAATGCGTGAGCGAACTCGTGCATTACTTGTTTGCCTGTCGCTCTATCGCTAATATACAGATGCCCTTCGTCGGGAACATCTTCTTCGCCTTTGGCTCGGTAGCTGTATTGTGCCTGTGCGTCAAGATCGGGTTCATAAATGTGAACGGCTTTCAGTGCCGTAAGACCGCCGAGATCCTTGTATTGCTCAACAGCAGCAATAACATAGTCGGCCTGCTCTTTGACGGAGCGAATCTCCTTACCCATCGCATTTCTTAGCGGTTCATACGATGTTTCGAGCTTAATCCCCTGATCTTTGAGATAATTTTCAAGATCAGACGCCGTCTTGACCGTCTTTACAAGTCCCTCTACTCTCGCTCTTGCGGTTTCAGTAAGGTACAAATCGGTTACATCTCCAGTGAGTTCAAAGTCTCCTTTGCCTTTTTGAAAACTATCCTTTGACATCTTGGCATCTCCGCTCGGAGCAGAGCCGCCAACCTGACCGGGGACGCCCTCGTGACCATGGTTGCCGCTGCCGGGGCCGCCGTCTTCATTCGGGGTATTATCCGTTGCCTCGTCAATGGAATCACGGTTAAGATACGAAGACAGCATATTAAGGGATGTACTTCCATCTGACAGATCAAACGTCATGTCCGTCCCATGTCCATTGTTTTTCCACCATGCTCGTCCTGCGTTGCTGCCCATAAGGTCACTTATGTTTGCAGCGCTAATTCCAGCCTCTTCCAGTCCCGATTTCAAGTCATCCGGTATCGGAGCATCAAATCCGAGTCTCGGCAAAGAATAATAGCCATTATACGAACTTCCGTTTTCCCCCGCCCCGTAGGCATCAATTTTTTCAAGACCTTGGCTTCTTGAATTTGCAACAATATCCGATATGATTTCAGCCCCATTTCCACCGTTCTTCTTGTTTGCATACACCATTTCGAGATAGGCAGATTTCGATTCAGGCTTGATCCGGATGTCCACTTCGCCTTTGTCAGTCTTGACGACGGTACGAATTTCCCCGTGGTCTTCGATGAACCGAACGGCCGAGGAACTATTTGCACCCAAAGCGGACGCACCGGCAATTCCAAGGGCTCTATCTTTCTGACTCTTGCTGAGTTTTGCGCCGCGCTCGTATGCAGCAATATTGCTGGAATCAAATCCATTCGGTGCAGATCCTCCGATCTGTCCCGGCACTCCTGCGTGACCAAAGTTTCCAGACCCTTCTCCACCGTCCGGCCGCATCACATCATAGCTGCCGGGTTTGATGCTGTTCAACTCACCGCCGAAGAAAGCAGAATCTCCATCGTGGTTCATGTTGAGGCAGTTCAAGAGAACTACGACCCCATCCTTGAACGGCTGGTACTGCTCTGCCGCCTTGGCTTCGAGTTCATCCAGACTCAGGAACTGCGGCGCAACCATTTCGAGGTCATCGCATTCGGGCTCGCCATCGTATTCGGTGCAAAGGAAAATTGCCGGGGCAATACCGGTTTCAGGCTCCTTTGGTCCGTACCCTAGCTGGATGATATTCTTCGGCGTAATGCCGAACTCCTCTTGGGTCTCACGAATCGCAGCCTGTTCGGCGGTCTCGCCATGTTCCACATGACCGCCAGGGCCACAGAGCAGGCCATAACCTGTATCATTATGCCGCTTGCCGCAAAGGATCTTTCCATCTTTGACGACTATGACGCCCACACCACCGGTTTTCTGCTCCTTGGTGGATTGATTATCCCTGTTGGAGTGTTGACGGTTGCCAGCCTTCTTGAGCGCTTTGTAATGCTCTTCTGCTGCCTTCTGCTCTTCGCGTGTAGCCTCCATGTGTTCCTCAAGCCACATCCCATACTCCGGGAAGTCATCGTAGTCGTTCCCGTCCGAGCGTTTCGGTTCGGTTGGCAGGTTTGCCTTCGCGCTTTCAGCAGGATTCTTCGTAGCGTCAGGAGCAGTCGGATCGGTATTGTCTGTGACATCAGCGCCGGAGTTTTCTTCTCCCTCTCCACCATCCGGATCATTGACCGGATCATGGATAGATGTCATCAGGTTCTCATCGTCTTCCATGTCATCGAGCATGGTTTCGATGTCAAACTCATCCGTTTTTGCCAGCGCAGAACGCACTTCGTCAGAACTGATAACCTCAGCCTGAATATACAGGTTGGCTGTGTTGGCACGGACGAGTTCGGTGTCGGCCTTGACCTTATCGACGTTGGCCTTATCCTGCTCAGACAACGACCACAGCGGATTGAAACTGATCTTGATCTTCGGGATCTCATCAATCTCGCCGTGATACATGCCAGCCTGGAAGATCACAGAAAGCAGATACCGGAGGTTCTTTTTGACCTGCGTTTTCTGGACTCTCTCGATGTAGTTGTACCAGTTCTCAAGGTCCGACGTGCCAGTAGCATTCATACCAGCAGGCGAACGGCCAAAGAGAATTGTCTGCGGGATGTTCGATACCGCAGACAACATATTGCAGGTGCTATCAATGACATCGGCTACGCCGGTGAATGAGAATGTCTTGAAGTCGTAGTCTTCGCCCTCGTTATCAATGGCGATGCTGTTCAGCAGTCCACGGGCAAGGTCAATCACTTCAAGCCGTTTGAGGACGTTCTGTTCACCATCCTCGGTAGACAGTTCCTCCGCAAGATTTTTCATCTTGTACACAGCCTGAACACAACGCTCCAGCATCTTCGGTGCGCTTCCGTATGCGAGTTCAGAGTTTGCCAGCGCCTGTTTCATCCGGACATATTCCGGAATTCCCCAAAGCTGGTAAATCGAGTTCGCTGAAAACTCAGGAACTCGACCGTTTCGGAACACGAGGCATCGGCTCTCATGCACGTTGAAGAATCCGTACCGGCTGCTGACCGTGTAGAACTCAGGTTCCCCATACCGGTTTCCGCCCAGAGGGTTCCCCGGAACATACCGATACATACTGGTCTCATCAGGCACTACGATTGCGCGTTCGAAGACGCGCAGTTCATCGATAGACTTGATGTTCTTCCAATCGAGTGGCTCATCAATTCCACGGCCGTCATCAATCAGCATGACGATGATCGAACCACCGAACAGACGGGACCACTTGATTGCAGTAGCTGCTGTGTTCTCCCATTCGAGTTCATCCAGCGCCTCGCTGATAAAATCATTGATCTTTGCATCGGTCACGTCCTGCAGTTCGAAGCCATGCTTGATGGCCTCTTCTGCTGGCGCATCGATGATTTTGGAAAAGAGGCCGCTCCCCTCATAGAGAGCAGCAAGCTCGGTATCACTTGGAAGCAGTTCAGGCCGATACACCGGTGCCTGATTGTTTCTGTTATTTCCGAGCTGTGTGACGAGATTCACATATCCGTCTCCACGGAACGGACGTACAGACCTTCCGGTCTGCTTCGCAATCATTTGATAATACCGTCTCATCCGCTCAATTTGGGCCATGTTATTCGGTTCTATGTAAATCGCCTCTCTTCCCTTTGTCATGAGGTGAGCGAGCTCAGACTGAAGCTGCTTTCCTCGATCTCTGCGAATCCGTTCGCAGAGGCATCGACCATATCCTTGAGTTTCCCGTCCGGGAAGTTCTCAAGCTGTGTCAGATATTTATCATTCCAGTCCGCTATCACCACATCGAAGTTGCCTGCCTGCCACTGCGCGGCCATCGGCTCGGCGCGGGCTTCCTTGCTTCCGGTTTCGGCTACGGTCTTGACCGTAAAACCGGACAGGAACTTGATGTAGGACTGCGCCTGATCTTTTCCAGCTTGTCCAGGGTCCTTCGGCAAGCGTGTTGTGACACGTTTGTATTTAGCCCGGTCCATCTGGCAGGTATGCTTGATTGTATTTCTAACATCGCTTGCAGACTGTTGAATATCAATCACGTCAGCGATGACGTATCTTCCGTTCTTTCTCTTTCCAATCAGGACACCGGCAGTGTGTGCGGAATCCTCATTTTCTCCTTCCGCTGTCGCGGCCAAGTCCCAGCAGCGCACCCACTTGATAACATCGTCCGGAACAACGTTCAGGAAGTTACCGACCTGGGACTTTTTGAAATACAGTCCTGCTGCCGGGCGGATCTTCCAGTTGCCGTGCAGCAGACGTTCCTTCTCGACAGTGGACAGTGCTTTCAGGTTTGCCAGATATCCGGGGTTGATCTTCAGCAGTTCCTTGTTGTCGTACACAGAGGACATGATGAACGTAACCGACTTCGGTTCTTGGCGTTCCTCCTCTGTTTTGAGATCAAACTGTTCCCACAGTTCTTCCGGCGTATCGGCCCAATAGAACGTATCATCCCGATTGAGCATCCAGCGAACAGCGCCAGACCGTTCCGGGATTGCGTATCCTGTTTCCTGATTGATCCACCACGATATAAAATCAGCAACCCAGCTATCTGCGTCAGGGTTGCAGGTAGCTCGCACAAACGGTCGAACACCACAGGTGGATCTGTTTCGGGACAGCATGTAGATGAATGCTTTCCGACTGAAATGCGTAAGCTCATCGAATCCGATTCCACAGATCTGGGAGCCCTGCCACTTTGATAATTCCACGTCCCGCTCTATGTGTGCGAACGAGACCTTTGAGCGAACCTT